ATCAGGATCGGAATCGTGAAAGGACAATGCCGAATAATCTAATTCATCTCCAAGCATTATATATTTATCCTTAGGTGTAAAACGAAATTTCAATTTTACTGCTTTTAAAAATGATAAATGATCTTTATGAGCATACGGATAATGCAAATCCGATATACAAAGTATTTTCATAATGTCCTTGCTGTAATAGTTCAGGGGTAGAACGCTATCTTGGTAAGGTAGAAGTCGAGAGTTCGAGTCTCTCTTACAGCACCATTAATCTATCAATCTAAAAAAAGTATATATGGCACCTAATATGCCACCAATAAATAATGCTACTTTTAATCCGCCCAAACCCATGTTGCTAGTTTTGTTTAAATCTCTTATTTGTTTTTGCATAATATTAATATCTTCACGAAGATATTTTAAATCTGTTTTAACTTCTGCTAAATCTTTTTCCCAATCTGACATTATGTACCTCTCACCATGCTATCAAATTTTTTTATAGGATATGAGTCAACTTCAAAACATATTGAACTAAAATGTGCTGTGTCATCACCTCTATTTTTAGCAATTTGTTTATATTCTTCTACATACAACTCAGTTGATGACAAACAAGTTTGCATATCTGGATATAAATAACCTGTGTATCTTACAGACTCCCAACCAGGCATTGTTGTAATTATTATTGCCATGACTAATTTAATCATCAAAATTTTTTTTCTATTATAGCTTTTATTTTCATATTACCTTCGCTATCTGGCTCTAGTTCAGCAACAACCGGACCA